CCGTGGCCAAATCATTGTGCTATGGGGTTCGCCCGGGTCGGGCAAGACCTTCGTGGCGCTACACCTAGCCTGCCATATCGGGGCCGGATTGAACTGGGCCGATCATCGGGTCAAGCAGGGGACAGTGCTCTATATCTGCGCCGAGTCGACCCGCTCGCGCCTGGAGAATCGGGTCAGTGCGCTCGCGGCGGCGTTGCCGGCGGTGGCCCATTCAAAGGTGTTCTTTGTCTCGGTGAATATGGATTTGCTACAGGGCGAGGCTGACATCTTGGACGTCATTGCGGCCGCTCGTTCCCTACCCGATATCGCCATGATCGTGGTCGATACCCTCGCAGTCACCTTCGGTGGCGGCAATGAGAATGCGCCCGAGGACATGGGCCGCTATGTCTCGAACATGAAGCGAATCCGCGCCGAGACCGAGGCGGCGGTATTCATCGTGCACCATGCGGGCAAGGATGAGGCTAAGGGCATGCGCGGGCACTCGGCGCTTTTGGGCGCCCTCGATGCGGAATTTTCGGTGGAGAAATTGGAGGCGGCGCCTGGGTGGCCGTCACGGATGCTAAAGGCGGGAAAGTTGCGTGAAGGCCTGTCCAATGCGGATGTCTTTGCGTTCGACCTCGAGGTGCGCTCCTTGGGGTTTGACCCGGATGGTGATGTCGTGAGTACCTGCGTAGTGACGCCTTCGAGCGTCAGCGGCGGGATGGCACGGCGTCCGTCAGCGGGAACACAGGCCAAGCTCTTGGCCCTCTTGGAGCGTGCGCACAAGGAAGGGCGCCCCTGTATTACCGAAAAGGAGGTTCGTGAGATGGCCCATACCGTGATGTCCCGGAATGCCGTCACCCCCGCAATCGTTGCGCTCCTGCAGGGCGACTTTATCCGTCGCTCGATTGGAGGAATCATCTTAGGACATGCTCCGGAGGGTTCAGGATGACAGTGCACAATTGCACAATGCCTGCACAGTGCACTCCCAGTGCCGAGGGGACTGCACAACCTGCACAACCCCCCTTCGGGGGGATTGTGACAGGGGGAATTGTGCATCCCAAGGCCCCTCGCCCAAGCCCAGTGCAGCGCCCAGCCATGAGTGATTTTGAGAGCCCACCCCCCGCCCCGCCCGTCGAGGTAAATCCTCGCGTTGCCGTCGAGTCAAGGGCGGCGCCCGACTGGCTGCAAGCGCAACAGAAGTTCCAAAGCGCGGGGCGCCCGAAGCCTCGGCCCAAATCGACGTACGCCTTTCAACCACGCAAGGGGAAATGAACATGTCTGACACCGCAATCGAAGCTGAAATCATCGCGAAGGGCTTGACCGCGCCACGCGTCACACCGGCCGACATCGAGGCGAATATCGCGGGTGAATATTCTTTCACGGCGGAGAATGGCGCCGATGTTGGATCACACGTCACCACGCCCATCGTCGCAGAGCAGCGCCAGGCGCTCTCGCTCCTGACCATTTGCGTGCTGGTGCTCGCAAACGGCTTCATCGTCACGGGCGAGTCCGCGTGCGCATCGCCTGAGAACTTCGACGCCGAGTTGGGGCGCAAGATCGCGCGTGGCAATGCGGTCGCGAAGGTGTGGCCGCTGATGGGCTATGCGCTCAAGCAATCCCTCTCCGAGAAGGCGACGCAAGCATGAAAACCTTCAGCCAAGCACCCGACGTCACGCTCACCATCGGGGCGAACGCAAGGTGCACGAGCGGGCGGATGTGAACTGAACATGAACGAGCCATGCGCCATCTGCAAGGGCGAACTGTGGGTCTGCGAGAACCATCCCGAGGTTGCGTGGAATCACGGCGACCCTCCTTGCTGCGGCGGGGCCGGCATGCCGTGCGCGTGCAATCCGACGGCGCGCTCGACTCCGGGCGCTACCGTGATTTGGGATATCCACCGCGGGTATTTGCAATGAGCGGCCGCTCCGCCATGCGCGCCGCGATGAACAATCGGGATGCCGTCGATGCGGCCCTCATAGCGCGCGTTCGGCAACGCAAATCATGGGCGCACGTCCCATGAGAAATCCAGCGGCGCAAGGTCGATGTGACAGCAATCACGCCGCCATCGTGCGGGCCTACGAGGAGCTTTTCTGCCGCGTCCAGGATGCCCATAAAATCGGCGGCGGGTTTCCCGATTTGATTTGCCGCATCACGACAAAACGTGGCTTCGTCATCGCACTCGTCGAGGTGAAAACCCCCGACGGCAAGCTCTCCCCCTCGCAATTGCGCTTCATCGGGGAGTGGGGCAGTTGTGTGACAGTGGTGCAGACGCGCGAGGATGTCTTTGCACATGTCCAACGAGTACGGGACGGCTTGTGAGCTTCGAGGTCTCCCTTCGCGCCCGCATCTTGGCCGACTTGAAAGAGCGCAGACGGCTCTTGGACGAAGCGCGCGCTGTCCGCTGCCGCTTAGGTGTGATCGCCGCGCAGAGGCGCTCCTACGCGGCTAAGGCGATTGCCGAGCGCCATAGTGTGAAACTGCGCCAGGTCAACGCCATCGCGGGCTCGATCTGTTGGGGAGTTCATCACAGCGGCGATGAATAGCTGTCAGAAGTTCGAGGTTTTGACATAGATCGGCATTTTGCGCGCCTAGCGTAGCGGCCAATGCCGCAACCCTCCGCAAGTCGTTGATTCATGGCGCGTCCAAGTGAGTACACGCTTGAGCAAGCCATGGAGGTCTGCGCCCGTATCGCATCCGGCGAACCCCTTACTGCCATTTGCCGAGATGACGGCATCCCTGATGTCAAGACTGTCTACCGCTGGCTCGTCGCGAACGAAGAGTTCCGCCTGCTGTACGCCCGCGCGCGAGAGGACCAGGCCGACACCCTCGCCGATCAAATCATCGACATCGCCGATACGCCGGTGCAGGGCACCAAAACCAAAACGGACGCCAACGGCAAGGTCATCGAAACGACTGAAGGCGACATGATCGAGCATCGGCGCTTGCAGGTCGATGCGCGCAAGTGGATCGCTGCGAAAATGAAGCCGCGCAAGTACGGCGACCAACTCCGGACCGAGCTCACCGGCGCCGATGGTGGCCCGATCCGCGTGATTGCAACGCCCTTGGATGATGCGCTGTGAGTTTTCACATGACCGCGAAGCAGGCCGAAGCGCAAGTCATCTGCGCAGGCGACGCGCAGCACGTGCTGCTGTTCGGTGGTTCACGCTCGGCGAAGACGTTCTTGCACGTGCGCAACGTCGTGATGCGCGCATTAAAGGCGCCGATCAGCCGCCACCTGATCGCGCGCTTTCGCTTCAGCCAGGTCAAAGCCTCGATCTGCTATGACACGTATCCCGAGGTGATGCGGCTGTGTTTCCCTGGCATCGCCTGCACCATCTCGAAGACCGATTGGTTCGCGAAACTGCCCAATGGCTCCGAGATTTGGTTCGCTGGGCTCGATGATCGGGAGCGCTCGGAAAAAGTGCTGGGCCTGCAGTTCGCAACGATATTCCTGAACGAATGCTCGCAAATCAGTTGGGCCACGCGCGAGCTTCTCGTCACCCGGCTTGCGCAACGGGTTGAGCAGAAGATCGAAGGGCGCACCCCGCAACTGATGCGCCTGCGCGCGTACTACGACTGCAATCCCACCTCGAAGACGCATTGGACCTATCGGCTGTTCAAGCAAAAGGTCGATCCCGAGACCAAGCAGCCATTGGCGCACCCGGAGAACTTCGCCTGCATGCAGATGAACCCGAAGGACAACATTGAAAACCTCTCACCTGAATACCTGGCAACACTCGCAGGCTTATCGCATCGCATGCGTCGCCGCTTCGAATATGGTGAGTTCGCAGACGCCACCCCGAATGCACTCTTCGATGAAGCCGACATCGACAAGTGGCGCGTACTGGATGGTACCGCCCCGCAGCTGGTGCGCGTCGTGGTTGCGGTTGACCCCTCAGGCTCAGGCGATACCGATAACGAGGACAACGATGAGATCGGCATCGCCGTGGTGGGCCTAGGGATCGACGGTAATGCGTATGTGCTCGAGGACTGCACGATCAAAGCGGGGCCCGCGACGTGGGGCAAAGTGGCAACCGATGCTTACGATCGGCACAAAGCGGACTGCATTGTGGGGGAAGTGAATTTCGGCGGCGATATGGTGCGCGCCACCATTCAAACCGCACGCCCGCGCACGCCGTTCAAGAAGATCGTCTCCTCGCGCGGCAAGGCGATGCGCGCCGAGCCATTCAGCGCGTTGATGGAGCAAGGCAAGATTCGCATGGTCGGGTTATTCCCGGCGATGGAGGATGAGCTGTGCGCGTTCTCGACCTCAGGGTATGTCGGCTCGGGTAGCCCCAACAGAGCCGACGCCATCATCTTCGGCTTAGCCGAACTCTTCCCCGGCATCATCGCGGGCCCCAAAGTCGTGCGACCTAAGCGCGAGCGCTCCTACGCCGGCGGGTCGTGGGCTTCATGATCCGCGAACACTTAAACGGCGCAATCCCGCACGGCATGCGCGCCGGCCGCCGGGAGTTGGGCGTCGCTTCCGTCATGGTGAACATCTCAGAGGCCGTGCCCGAGCACATGAAGGCGGGGACGCGCGAGGTGAGCCACCTGCACGTGCCGCACGAGCATCGGCGCAAGCATCTCGCCACAGCCTTGATGAACCTCGTGTGCCAGGAAGCGGATGCGAACTCGATCACCTTGCTCTTAATCGCGCAGCCCTACGACGAGGGCGGACCGGATGAGGATCAACTCGCCGAGTGGTACGCGAAGTTCGGCTTCATGGAGCTTCAGGATACGGTCAAGGGCGTGATGATGGTGCGCAAGGTGCATGTGCCCAATCGCATCGCCGAAGCCGTGCACCGGGCGGTGCACTGATGGCCGCGGTACTTGAGGACAAGGATAAACCGGCGAGCGGCACCGACAAGGATGCGCTGGTGAAGGAGGCGAAAGCCTACCTCGAACTGTGCACCAAAGTCGACGGCGGCAATCGCGATGCGGGCCTAGCCGACCTGCGCTGTCTCGCAGGCGATCAGTGGGACGACAAAGATAAGCGCCAGCGTGAGCTCGACCGCCGGCCGTGCCTGACCATCAACAAGCTCCCCACCTTCCTGCATCAAGTCACCAACGATCAGCGCCAGAACGTGCCCTCGATCAAAGTCTCCCCGGTCGACTCCAATGCCGATGTGGAGACCGCGGAAGTCGTGCAGGGCTGGATCCGCCACACCGAGTATGCGAGCAACGCGGATGTCGCCTACGACACGGCGGTCAATTCAGCAGCGGCGATTGGCGTTGGCTACTTTCGGCTGATTACGGATTACTGCACGCCGACGAGCTTCGATCAGGACATCCGCTTCAAGCGCATCCGCAATCCGTTCACGGTCTATATGGACCCGATGAGCGAGGAGCCGGATGGGTCCGATCAGAAGCGCTGCATGATCACCTCCAAGATGTCGCGCACCGATTTCAAGCGCGAGTATCCGGACGCCGAGGCCGCGAACGAAGGCTTCCCGCTTGGGCTAGGCGATTCATCCAACCTCAATTGGCTCGGGGACGACTTCGTACGCATCGCCGAGTACTACCGCATCGAGCAGACGGCCGCGACCGCGGTGCAATTGACCAATGGCGAGACCGGGTGGAAAGAGGATCTGGTCTCGATGCCGCCCGGGGTTGCCATCAAAGCGGAGCGCAAGTCCTTTCGCGCCAAGACGATGCTCTACAAGATCACCGCCTTGGACATCTTGGAATCGACCGAGATCAAGTGCGAGTGGATCCCGGTCTTCCCGGTCTACGGCGATGAGATCGATTTGGACGGCACCGTGATTCGTTCGGGAATCCTTCGCAACGCCCGCGATCCGCAGATGATGTACAACTATTGGATGACGGCCGCGACCGAGGAAGTCGCGATGCGCACGCGTACCCCCGTGGTCGGTGCCGCCGGGCAGTTCGAGGGGTTCGAGGATGACTGGGAGGCGGCGAACCGCCAGAACATCCCGTTCCTCGAGTACAACCCCACCGATTTGAACGGGCAGCTAAACCCTCCGCCCGCGCGCCAGCCGATGATCGATGTGCCGCAAGGCGTCTTGACCATGGCGATGCACGCGAGCGACAACATCAAGGCCACCACAGGGCTATTCGATTCGAGTCTTGGCGCCTTGGGCAATGCGAGGAGCGGCATCCAGGAACGCTCCCAGCAGCGCCAGGGCGACATGGCGAACTTCCATTTCTCGGACAATCTGAATCGCACGGTACGCCACGTCGGCCGCTGCTTAATCTCAATGATGCCGAACTACATCGATGCGCCGCGCCTCATTCGCATCATGGGCGAGGATGACACGATTAAGCCGGTGCAGGTCAATCAGCCGATCCCGCCCGAGCAGCAGCAGCCCGATCCTGAGACCGGTGCGATCAAAACGGTCTTGAACAATCTGACCGTGGGCGAGTTCGACGTGACGGTGAGTGCCGGCCCCTCCTATTCGACGCTGCGCCAGGAAGCGGCCGACTCGATGATCCAGTTCGGCAAGTCGTGGCCCAAGTTGATGGACGTCGCCGGGGACAAGGTCGTGAAAGCCATGGACTGGCCGGGCGCGACCGAGATCGCCGAGCGCATCGCGAAGACCATTCCTCCGGAGATTCGCGGCAACGACGATGAGGACAAAAACGCGCCGGTCGTCAATACCCCCAAAGGCCCCATCCCGGTCGACCAGGCCGCGCAGATGCTGCAGGAGATGGACCAACACATCCAGCAGCTCTCGCAGGAGCTGCAGGCGGCGCAGAGCGGGATCACCAAGGCGCAGATCGATGCCGAATCGCGTGAAGCGGTCGCGAAGATCAACGCAGAAGCTAAGTTGGACTTAGGCGAGCTCACCGGCTTGGTGCAGCTCCTCATCGCCCGCATCCCGCCGCCCGTCTCCTTGGGCGAAGTCGTGGATGCGCATCTCGCTACTCGCCCCGAGCCCGGGTCCGGCTCGGATGAAGGCGCACCCGACCAGCCACCGGCGCCGGCCGGGAATGGAGTCGCTTCCCCATGAGCGTTGAAACCCCCGTCGAAACCCCGCCAGAGACGCCCGCGCCGGCCGATCCGGTCGCACCCGCACCCGAGACACCCCCCGCCGCCGATCAGCCCACGGATGCGGCCAAGGAGGCCCAGGCGGCGCTTGATCGCGATGATAAGGGGCGCTTTCGCAACCCCGTGCAGCCACGCATCGATGAGCTGACCCGCAAGGCCCGCGAGAGCGAACGAGAGGCCGCATGGTGGAAGGCGCGGGCTGAAGCATTGGAGAAGCCGCCGGAGAAGCCGCCGGAGAAGCCGACGCCCGAGAAGTACGACGATTACGGCGCGTACGTCGAAGCCTTGGCCGATTGGAAGGCCGATGAGAAGGTCAAGGCGGCGCTGGCGGAGCGCGACAAGGCGGCGGCAGAGACGAAGCAGACCGAGACGCGCCAGAGCACCTGGCAGCAGCGCAAGGCCGAAGCCGCGAAGACGATTCCTGACATCGATGCGGTGCTGTCCGCCTCCGAAGTGCCGCTCTCCGCGGACGTGCAAGCCGAGTTGCTCGATTCGGAGTTCGGCCCGCAGATCGCCTATCACTTGGATAAGCATCCGGAGATTGCGGAGAAGCTCAACGGCATGACGGACAAGCAGGTCGCGCGTGAGATCGGGCGGCTGGAAGCGACCATGGGCACGGCGGCGCCGGCGCCAGTCGTTGAGGGCGAGACGACACCGGATCCGGAGCCCGCGCCCGTCGTCACCAAGAAAACCACCAGCGCTCCGCCCCCGGTCAAGCCCATCGGGCAGGGACGCTCCACCCAAGTCGACCTCTCGAAAGCCTCCATGGACGATTACGTCGCAGCCAGAAAAGCGCAGGGCGCGAGCTGGGCGAGGAGATAAGACAATGCGAGTGACCATCACCAAGCCTCAAGTCTTCGACGCCTACGGAATCGCGATGGCCGTGGGGTCCATCTACACGGTGGGTGATGACTTCGGCAAGTCGCTGATATCCTCGCAGCGGGCCACCGATACCGACGGCGCGTTGAACGTGGCACCGAATCGCCCGTTCATGAATACGCCGGCCGCGTTGCCTGGCTCCTACACGTACGCCACCTTGCCCGCCGCCAATCTGTGGCCGGTCAATACCGAGGCGTTCACCTCGGATGCGGGCCAGGTCGTGAGCAGCGGTAGCGGGTGGGTGAAAGTGCCGGGCCTGCAAAACGCGACCACCCGCGCGCCGAGTGCCTCCGATAACCTGACCTTGGGCTACACCACCGCCTCTCTCTGGCAGTACGCGGGCACCCTCTATCAGCCGGTGTACTCGGGCAATGATTCGGCCGCCTGGGCCCCTTCGCTCGCCAATGGCATCGGCACCGCGGTCGATGTGATGGGCACGACGTTGACCAAGTTCGCGGGCGGCACGGTCGCGATGGTCAAAGGCTACGTGGGCGCAGCGCTCGATGTGGCGGTGACCATCGGCGGCGTCTATCAGATTGCGACCGTCAACATCCTCGCTTCGGGCGAACTCGACAACGTGAGCCTGGGCGCTTTGATGGCGCAGGCCGATGCCAACACGCTGTGCAAAGTGTTGAAGCTCTACGATCAGACCGGCAACGCCAATCACGCAACCCTTGCGAGTGCGGCGGGCATTCCCGTCTTTGCCGCAAGCGCGACCGTGACCACCGGCACGACGCTCACCATCAATAGCGGCCAGACCGGCACCATTGCGGCCGCCCAATGGGTATTTGGCAACGGCATCCCGACCGGGATCACCGTCGCCTCCGGTGCCGGCCCCTACACCCTCTCGGGCGCGGGAGCGCCCTCCAATCCCGCGGCCATTGCGGTCTATTTCGGCACCACCACCCCGCCCTACATCGACTGGGAGCCGGTAACGGGGCGCTACGTGCTCTATAACCCCGATGAGGTGGGCGCGAACAACACCACCAATCAGCGCGCGCTGCAGTTCCCGCAGGCCATGACCTTCACCAACGGGCAGAACATCGGCATGTTCGCGGTGGGCTTGGGAGGCGTCGGCATGGGCACGACCAATCCCATTTTGGCGAGCGCCGGGGACTTTAGCATCGCGCCCAATCACTCGATGGCGGTGTACATCAACGGCTCTGCGGGCGGCTCCGCCCTGATCTACGGGCAGTGTGGCGTCAAGCAAAACAACACTGCCATTGCGATCCCAACGCAGACCACGGGACAGCCGATGGCGCTCACCTTCTCGACCGCCGCGGCGGGCAACACGCTCACCTGTCAGGTGAACGAATCCTTGGGGGTCGCGACCACCGCGACCACGAATCAGACCTTGGCCGGGGGCTGGATCTTTGGCGCAGGCGACTCAGGCGGGGCTAATCCTTACAGCATGATGCGCATTTTTGGCCTCGCGCTCTTCAACGCAGCTCCGACCGCCGCGCAGCGCGGGCAATTGCACCGCGGCGCGTATTGCCGCTTTAACATTTACCCCCAGGTCATCAATCAGATCGCGCTCTTGAGCGACAGCCGCTTGGGGAATTTCCTCTCGCAG